TATTTAGATGGTGTAAAAATTGAAGAAACAACATCTTCATTCTCATCGATGATAAATACCAGCAACCCTGTCTATATTGGTTCTAATTCTACTAACACAACAGAAAGATATGTAGGTGATTTAGATCAAGTGAGATTCTTTAAAAAATCACTATCTCAAAGTGAAGTAGATACTCTATACGCAGAAACTGCTTGTGTTTATACATCTACAACAGATACATTAAACTATCAAGGTACAAATCTAGCATACTACAAGCTAGATGGTAATGCCAACGATGAAACAACAAACTACGATGGAGCTGAACCTAATATAACCTATGAGTTTGGTAGGTTCGGTACTGCTGCGGTGTTTAATGATAGTGCTATTACAACTTCTTTGAATATTGGAAGAACCAATGATTTTACAATATCTTTTTGGGTTAAAGATATTAGCGATAGCAATTACGGTAGTTACGATTATAAGTGGGTAGCTGGGGTGTATAATAATGATTATATACCAATCAATTATAATAAGACAACGGGTAAAATCTCACTTAGCGTACACGATGGCACAACTTTTTTTGGTGATTTAGAAACACCAGCACTAGATGACAACTGGCATCACATTGTTTTTACACAAGATGTTAACGTAGAGACTAAGTTGTATTTAGATGGTGTATTGCAAACTTCCGAAACAATTTCGCACGCATCTATGACCCAAAGAAGGGCACTTGCTTTTGGTACTGGTTTTTATTTCGCTCAAAATCCAGCAAACAGCTCTAACGATGTGAGATACAGAGGCAAACTAGACCAAGTTAGAATATACAATTCCGCACTAGATGCTGCTGCGGTAGAGAATCTATACAACGAGAAACAAGCCTATATTACAAAGAATGCTTCTGACCCATTTGGAGATGACAATGAGGTATCTTTTTATGATTTTGAATCTAATGCAGGAAATACCAGTCAAGATGCTACTGGTAATAATGATGCTTACTTCGGTAGCGCGGTTTCATTTACAAGTGGGAGTGGATTGTTTGGCACTTACGCTGCTTATATGAATAATAATACTCAAGGATATATAACTTTCAATGTATTGTCAGGAATCACTACCGATTATTCTTTTTCACTTTGGGCAATACCACATTCATCAACTAATTTTCCTTTTTTAACTTCCAACACAGGGTCTACAACTACAAACTTCTTTAGGTTTGCATTGCATCAAAATGGATATTATTATTTTGATTTTGGTAATACTTCAACAGGAAGAATTACTGGGGTAACACCCTCTGAATGGAGGGATGGTAATTGGCATCATTTTACTTGGGTTTCATCAGCTACGGAAAAATTTGTTTATGTTGATGGCTCTCTTTATAATAGTATATCTTCAACCGCAGGGATAAGCAATCAAAGCACAGTTACATTAGGTCGTTATCTTACAAACTATGCAAGTGGTTATTATGACCAAGTGAGAGTTTTTGACAGAGCCTTAGATGGAGATGAGGTATTCAAGTTGTACGCAGAAGTAATAAACTAATAATATAACATTATATGTAATAATAAATTATAACTTAAATACTAAACTATGAATATTATATTAAATCAAAATCAAGCGCAGCGAATTACTGCAATTTTAAATGAATTACCAATCAAAGAGCTAGCTAGGGTAAAAGCTATACTAGACATTTTAAACGAATCTAATAAAGATGAATCTAATACGGAAGATTAGCATTGGGCGTGATTATAAAAATGACGCGATGCACTATAGTGTTGGCCAAGAAGTTTTTGGTGGACACACTATAACAGAGATAATTGAAACAGAAGGTGAGTATCAAATTTTTATCAGTAAGAATGATGAAATATTACCTTGGAAGCATTTTAATAAAAACATGGCAATAGCTATAGAATTTAATTTAGAATATTAATGAAACACCTTCATGCCTATATTGTAGAACCCATAGAAGGCAGGTATGCAAATAATAAAAAAGTAGGCGAATCAAATTTAATTTTAAATACATCAGTAGAAGATCACAAGTTTGTTAATAGACTTGGTCGAATAATAGAAGAGCCTAAGAGCAAAAATAGCGAATTTAAAAAAGGCGATATAGTTATAGTACATCATAATGTATTTAGAAGATTTTATGATGTGCGAGGCAAGGGAAAAAACAGCCGCAACTATTTTAAAGAAGATAGATACTTTTGTTTTAGCGATCAAATATTTTTGTATAAAAGAAATAACAAGTGGCAAGCTCCATTAGGATTTTGCTTTGTAAAACCAATATCAAATGATTTTATGTTCTCAGATAAGAAAGAAAGACCTCTTACAGGTGTTTTAAAGCACCTAGGGAGCGATTTAAGAGCATTAAACCTAAAAGATAATGATATAGTAGGCTTTACGCCAAATAGCGAGTATGAGTTCGTTATTGACAATGAAAAGTTATATAGAGTACCATTAAATTCAATTGCAATTAAATATGAACGAAAAGGAACTGAAGTCGAATATAATCCGAGCTGGCTATAGAGCTGTAAAGGAACTGATCCGGGTAGCCGAGGAAAAGATCATTACAAACGATCCAGATGATGAGATTGCTGCTGATAGATTAAAGAACGCGGCTGCAACTAAAAAGCTAGCAATATTCGATGCTTTCGAAATACTAACTCGTATTGAGAACGAAAAGAACATAATGGAGGATAAGCCTATTAAAGAAAAAGAAAACTTTAGTGGGTTTGCTGAAAGAAGATCTAAGTAATGTACGAGCAAAATTTAATTAAAACCGTAACTCCTATTAAAGCTAATATCATTAAGAGAACTAATAGATATAAGAAATGGGAATACGGCTACAATAAAGAGCATGACGTAGTTGTAATAAGCAAAGACGGGACTATAGGGGAGATAATAGAGGTGCAAGGACTATGTATAGCATTACCTCCTGCGCCAAAAGATTTATCAAAAGCAACAGGCAGATGGGAAGCTGCTGAATACCCTAAAGAATTAAATCAAATAAAAACTGTTTTTGACTGGGAGTCAAGACCAGAACAATTTAAAAATAAATGGTATGCTTATATTGATGAAGAGTTTATTAGGCGGGAACAAGGGTTTTGGTTTAATAACAAAGGCACACCTACTTATATTACTGGTTCCCATTATATGTACCTGCAGTGGAGCAAAATTGACGTTGGGAAGCCAGACTTCCGCGAAGCCAATAGAATTTTCTATATCTTCTGGGAAGCGTGTAAAGCGGACGACAGGTCTTATGGAATGTGCTATCTTAAGAACAGACGATCTGGCTTTAGTTTCATGTCTTCGGGCGAGACCGTGGCTCAGGCAACAATTACTTCGGATGCACGGTTTGGGATACTGTCCAAATCAGGAGCTGATGCTAAGAAAATGTTCACCGACAAAGTGGTACCAATCTCTACAAACTACCCGTTCTTTTTCAAACCGATCCAGGACGGAATGGACAGGCCAAAAACAGAGCTCGCGTACAGGGTACCGGCATCAAAGCTCACCAGGAAGACCATCACGGAAACAAGTGAAAGACAAATACTAGAAGGTCTTGATACAACTATAGACTGGAAAAATACAGGTGATAACTCCTATGACGGTGAAAAACTAAGATTATTAGTTCATGATGAATCCGGCAAGTGGGATAAGCCTGATAACATATTAAACAACTGGCGTGTTACAAAAACAACGCTAAGGTTAGGTAGAAGAATCATAGGCAAATGTATGATGGGTTCAACTTCTAACTCTTTGGATAAAGGAGGAGAGAACTTTAAAAAACTATATTATGACTCAGACGTTACGAAGAGAAATCGCAATGGACAAACTAGCTCAGGATTATATAGCTTGTTCATACCTATGGAATGGAATTACGAAGGATACATTGATTCTCATGGATACCCTGTCTTTGATACGCCGCAACAACCCGTATTTGGAAATGATGGATACGAAATTGACACAGGTGTTATAGAGTTTTGGGAAAATGAAGTAGAAGGATTAAAACACGACAACGACGGATTAAACGAATACTATAGACAGTTTCCAAGAACGGAGGAACATGCATTTAGGGATGAAGCTAAAAATAGTATATTTAATCTAACAAAAATATACGAACAAATAGATTATAATGACGGTATGGAAAGATCCGGATTTATAACTAAAGGTTCTTTTTCTTGGGAGAATGGAATTAAAGATTCGAAGGTAATATTTACACCAAATAAAAACGGTAGATTTCTTATTTCTTGGACACCTCCTAAAAACATTGAAAACAATGTAATCATAAAGAATGGAGTACGTTACCCAGGTAATGAACATATGG